TACCCTGATCAATTTTGGGGTGGTTACTATGCAGCATTAGGACAAAATGGTTCAACAATATGGAGAGAAATTACAGACCAAACGAGTACTTATATAATTGTAAAAGATGCATTTGCAGCTTTGCCAGCAGAAGGGAACACAGTATATGTATGTAAATATCCTAAAAGTGTAGCTGATTGGGGAATTGTTGGTGAAGGGAGTACTAAAACAGAAATTATTTGCAATATACCAGGAGATAGTGCTTGGTGGGGTGCAGGTGTTGAAAATTGGGAATATTGTTATCAAATTGGTGGATGGATATTCGGAGCAGATATAGAAAGTATAGATGGAACAAAAATAACTTTAGCATCAGAATTACAAAACGTTCCTGTTCCTGGTGAAAGAATTTGTTTTACTTTACAAAGTTCCACTGACTTTGATCAGAATGTAGTAGATCCTAAAATGTGGGAATACTATGGTACATTTTTGCAATTAGGATTTGATCACCCTATAAAAGCTGATTTGGGAAATTTATATGCAAGCCGTATATCAGGTAATGAATTTAATTATTCTTATCATGTTTGTTGGAGAATAAATAAAAATACTGGATCAATAGAAGTTTTTAATAGTGAAAGACTTACAACTCCTACCTATTATGTTGGCCCACTTCTTACATTTACAGGAGGAGTAAATGTTTTTACCTGTGCAACAGATAAACAAGCCTTTATATATTCTCATGAATCTCAGTATGGTACTCAGTTGGCTGTTTATTCTTGGATTCTTGATTTTTCTTCAGGAACAGAAGAAGAAATTCATCGTAGACATAATAATCCTGTTGCTAATGGACATACACCTGCATGGTGTTACTTTGGTTGTGTTCCAGTAAAAGAATATAATCCGACTACTCAAGAATATGAAGATGTTTGGTACACCCTTCTTAAAAGTTTTGACAGTACTAATAGTGGATTAGTTGATGTTGCTGATCAAGGAACTTATTTTCTTAGATTAGGTGATGGTGAATTTTCAAATAAAGAAATTACTTCAAATAATATAACTCAAGATTTAGGTTTAGATCTTGATCGTAGAAATATTTCAAAATTATTATATCGTAAAGGTGTTAGTACAGGCCCATTATATTCAGATATGTATTCAAATTCATATCCAAGTGAAAATCAATATTTAATTGGAAAATTTGGAATCAATGAAGACATTTATTTTTATATACAAAAAGCTGGTGGAATGGGAGGATCAGGTATTGCAGCAGGGCCGTTTGAAATGTGGAAGTATGAACCTCCGACTGAAATTAATCCAGTAGGAGATTTATATTGTATTGCTAAAAGTGATATGCATACAGATGAAGGTGATGGATTTAAATGGTTAGCACTTAATTATGGTGGTTCTTTTATACAAAGTAGATATGGCTTTTATGGAAATGACAAGGGCAGATGGTATATGTGTGATGAAAGTCCTCCGAAAATAATATATGAATTTTGGGAGAACTATACTGATCCGAGTTATTTTCCTCCAAATGATGATCAATTGCTTTATGATGATGCTTTAGCAATATGTAATGAAATAATTGATACGACTATATATTCTCCCAAAGAGAATTTTAATATAAAAGAACGAAGGTTTCAATTTTCTCAGTGTTATGATCAAGTAAGAAAAATGCATGATGTGATTAATGAAATCTTAGCTACTTGCCAGGGTTTTATATCTCCTTGTAAATGGTATGGTAATACTGGTCGTTTTAAAATTATAATTCCTAATGCTGATGAAATACCTGTTCTTTATTTTGGTCTTGATTTAGCAAACTTAACCAGTAACCAATTATCAGATACCTATAATTATATATATGCAGATTTTTCATCTTATCCAGATGACTATTGGAAAGGTGATTTAATTGATTTGGGTGAGCAGATGGAATTTAATGATTCACCTGATTATTATAAAGATTGGGTTGTTGTCCTTGAACAAACATCTACTTATGTAAAAATTGATACTCCTTTTGTTGATTATTATCCAAATGGAAAACAGTTTATCATGAAGAAAGATAATATAAAAGAAGGCAGTTTTACATTTGGAGAAAAATCATTAATGGATCGTCCTAATAAAGTTAGGATAGAATTTAAAAATCGATTATCAGATTATATTAAAGATGTTGCTGAAGCTGAAGACACCTATAGATTGGAAATTTTAGGTGAAGAAGAAAGAATTGATTTTCATAAAATGCATGGTATCAAAAGAGCCACACAAGCAGGACGTATGGCTTTAAGGATACTTGATCAATGGAATTATCAAAAACATAAATGTGCCTTTGATACAGATGTAATGGGAATGACTCTTTGTATGGGAGATATAATAGGAGTCAGTCATGATACTACTGGATGGAATGGTAAATGGTTTAGAGTAGTATCGATGGATGAACAAATGGATTTTGAAGTTAAATTAGCATTGGAAGAATTTAATCCATATTGTTATCATGATGCAGGTGTTCCTGTAATAAATGGTTATGCTCATAGTGGATTTCCTTTACCTTATATACCAAGAAATGTTGAACGGTTTAATGTAATAGAGGATATAGAATACAATCGATTATATTTTGCCTTTAAAGCACCTGAAGGTGATGCTGGATTTTTTGTTGGAGCCAGAATATATCGTCAAGTAGGTTCTGAATGGGAATTTCTTGCTATTGTGAATGAAACGGTGTCCTCTGTGGCATTAGCTCAAGATGTTGGAATAAACGATACTACGATTTACTATAATAATGATACTGTATCAGGCTCATTTGCCACTGAGGGAGTTATCTGGATAGAAAATGAACTTATGTACTATCATGGTCTTGATACCGTTAATCACGCTTTCACAAACGTTGTGAGAGGATATAAAGATACAGATCAGATAGAACATTTGGTTGAATACAGTCCTTATATTATTTTAAAGAGTGATGCTACCGTTTATTATAAAATGGCTGATTCCTGGGCTGGAACCACTCAGGTATTTAGAGCATCAGCATTTACAATTCAAAGTTTAACAATAGCTGTTGATATTTCTCCTTCATCGTCCATTGATGTAGTGGGTTATGGTATCTTGCCTTATTTTCCTGAATCGATACAAAACAAATTACCAGAATATGAATATATATTTGAATCTCTTGGTTTAGGGGATGATTTGGAAATAGATGAAGAAGGAGAAGATGTAGGAGAGGATGCAGCTATGATGATTTTAAATAATAATATGTTATAGGATAATAAAATGACTAATTGGGGAAATTTATTTCAGTTATCACAACCAGTAAAATTAGCAGATACAACAGATTATGTAACTAATCTTGTTCAACCTGCTGCTGCAAATACAAAGGGGAGTTACGTTGAAATTGATGCTTCTATTCCTTATGATAGTGAAGGATTAATTATAGAATTTGCTGGACTCTCTTATGCATCTGATAATTTATTTGATATAGCTATAGGGGCAATATCTTCAGAAATTGATATAATATCAAATATATTAATTAGCCAAACGGCAGCATTTCAAGTATCAAGAAGATTTGAATTTCCATTAAAAATAAAAGCAGGAACCAGAATATCAGGCAAAAGTCAAGGAACATCTACTTCTGCTAATAATTTTAGAATATCGGTTCACCTATTAAGAGGATCATGGTCTTACTCCAGAGGACTTGCTGTATGTGACACCTATGGAGCAAATACAGGGGATTCTGGTGGTATAGTAATTGATCCTGGGGCAACACCAGATACAAAATCAGCATGGGTTGAAATTTCTTCAGGGATAAGTAGAGATATTAAAGGATTTATTTTATGTATTGGTAATAGAAATAATGCTACAAGAGGATCAGTATCAAGTTACTGGAATGTAGATGTTGGAGTAGGAGCAGAAGGATTAGAAAAAATTATTTTTCCAGATTGGATGCTTTGTACTTATAGTGGTTCAGATATGTTGCTTCCAAATTTTACTCCATTTATACCAATACATCTTTTATCTGGATTAAGAATTGCAGTACGTGTGGCAAGTGACGTTATAGATCCTACAGATAGATTAATTGATGTTGTAATATATACCTTCAGTTAGGAGAAATAAAATGGCAGTTGCAAGCGTTGGATCAGGAAGTCAATCAGCCACGTTGGACATTGAACATACTCTGGATACAGAAACAGGAGCAGGAGTTTATGTCTTGGTGGTTGATATGAATAATTTGGTGGATGGAGATGTAGTTATTCTCAGAATGAAAACGAAAAATAAAACAGGATCAACTTCCAGGCTTGCTTATCAGGCTACATTTTCAAATGCACAGGTGGAAATAAATAAATATTCTCCTGCAATACCTGTTGATACTGAGCTTATATGTACTTTAGAACAGACAGATGGTGCAGCAGGTCGATCATTTGATTGGAATCTTTTGAAGATGTGATGCCATGAAGGTATTAAAATTCACATTAGATGCTGGTGGTGAGCCACCAGAAATTGAATACCTTGAAGAAACTCTTGGTTTAGGAGATGTTAAAGCTGTTGATTTAACATTATTCTATACTTATGAATCTTTAGGATTGGGTGATGCATATGCTGCAATAGAAGAAGTAATTTATGATGAAACTATTGGATTAAATGATGATCATACAATAATTATTCCAATAGAAATTACGGAAACACTTGGTTTGGCTGATGAATATCGTCAACCGGACTATGTAAATATATTTGAATCTCTTGGTCTTGGAGATGATATATCTAATACAATGGACATTTTTGTAGAAATAGATGAAATCATTGGATTAGGTGATGGTGGATATGGTTATCTGGCAATCAATTATAATTTAAGGTGGAGAACCAGAACTAAGAAATCCACTTATGGTTTTGGAGCATCTTTACATGGTGATGTGACAAGCTATGGTGAAGGAGATGTAGTTGATGAACTTAAAGAGTTTAAAGTTAAAGTTATTCGTCTTTCTGATGATACTGTGCTTAGAACTGATACTATTACCATCATTGATAAACAATTTCCTGATGGATCTGCTAAATATATCTATACAACGGCAATGAATATAACTGACAATACTACCTTTGAACCTAATTTGAGATTTGAAGTTTATCAGGTAGACGTAAATGATGTATGGTCTCCGGCAAAATATATAGATATAACAGTTACCGATGAAGGGGGAGATTTAATCTAATGGCCTATACACCAGGATTTAATTTATCAAAACCTGCATATCGTACTGTACGATATGATGAAGAATATAATAACAATGCAGATCGATTGGAAGCAGCATTGCTTGGATTCCCTGGAGATACAGCACCAGGAACAGCAGGTAATTGGCCTGATGTAACCCCATTGCAGGGTATGCGTTGGGTAGACACAGCAAATGATCAAGAAAGAGTTTATTATAATAGTACTTGGCAAGTGGTTAAACAATTTACTTAATAGGAGGATCAAATGAATAAAGTTATTCCATTTAACAATCCATTAATCCGAAAGATTGTGAAAGGTCTGTTGAAAAAAACAGGAATGGGTAGTATTGCCTTTCATAATATTTGGGATTTTCAATGTGGTAGGTATTCTATGAAGGAAGGAGAACGTATCTTTATACCTTCATGGAGAGAGACAATTCACAATTTGGTGGTGAATGAAGGATTAGATGATGTGCTTGATGTTTATTTTAAATCAGGCACACAATCAGCTACTTGGTACATTGCCATTTTTGGAGATGATGAAACTCCTGCTGCTGGATGGACATATGCTGTGCCTGTCTGTACAGAATTTACCAATTACGATGAATCTACCAGAGAAGAATGGGTTGAAGGAGCTATCTCCTCACAAAGTCTTGATAACTCTGCATCTCCTGCTGAATTCACCTGTACCTCTGGAACCAATACGATTTTTGGTGCTATGATGAATAATACCAATACCAAAGGGGATACTGGATCTGGTACAGGTATTTTATATTCAGGAGCAAGATTTTCAGCATCGAGACCGTTCAATACAGCAGAGGTATTGAAGATAGTAGTTACCATAAATAGTCAAGATGTGTAAGGAGTAAATTATGTCTGAAGCACAGATTGCCGTAACTGAAGGTTCAGGTAAGAATGTCTCAACTGTTGAAGTGTCTATTGGTGGAAATACCAGACAGATTGAGCGAGATCTCAAAGGTATGGGAGAGATTACTCTTGCCAATATCACAACTGCACAGGTATCAACCGGATTATATCCTGCTTCTGCTATTGAAATTCGTGGAAGATATTATATCATATTAAAAAGTACGTTTAATGATAACGCAGCAATAGCAACAGTCCGGTTTTTGTTTTTTGATAATGGGGATACAGAGATAGGATATAGTGAAGCTGTACCTATAGCCAATCTTGCAAAGTCTGTATCAGGAAGATTTTGGGGAGAGTTAGTTGTCTTTTCAAATATCTATGGTGCAAAATCA